AATTGTTCAACGCACCACATGTTGACAAGCGTATTAACAGACACAATCAACGGCAGTGGGTGCGAAGTGTTCGCTTCCTCGGTGACAAGTGGTTGTTAGCTAAACCAGTGATGCGAAAGGATGCAACGAATGCTTAAGGAAACACCACCACCTAAGCGTGAAGAGCCACCAGTGTGGCCTTTCCCTGCTCATCCTCTCCCTGCTAACACACCACCTGAGCCTAGACATGAGTGACAAACAAATGTATACTTGGTTTCTTGTATGTACCATTGTGGCACTGGTGGCTGTATGGATGTGATGATTAAGTATCAGCTAGGCTTTGTACATGGACAGCGTGGCTTGCCTATGCAGCTACAGTGGATAGACGAACACTATGTTCGAGGCTACCTTAAAGGTACACACAGCAAACAACAACACCTACAGCAGGAGGAAAAAGATGTTATCAGAAGTGGACATTCGAGACTTCGACAAACAGCCAGTGACACCATTGTACTCAGTGAAACCCAAGAGCTACATACAGATGCCTAACACTGGCGCTGTCTTCTACTTCGATCATCTCGATGGCATGTATAGCTACTGCCTAGATATGTTCGGAGATCCTATTCATCTAGTCGCTTGGATAGATGTGATACCTCTGGCTAAAAAGCCTGAGTAAACTATAGGGGTATTGACACTGCCCCTAATTTTGTGGTTATAATTAATCGTCAGTTGCTGACACTCATTCACTTTTCTTAAGGAAACATCATGGCTAAACATGTCATCTTCTCTCGCAATGCAAACAACTCTGCTCTTACAACAGAACGCATTCAACAACTTGCACCTGCTGCTTTCAGCACAACCAAGTCTGACAAACTCACCGATCGTTATGTGTCACTGAACACAAGCGACATCATCCCTGTGATGCAAGACTATGGATATGCTCCAGTGCAAGCGGCACAGAAGCGTAGCCGTAGCCTCAACCCTGCTCACTCTGCCCACATGTTAGCCTTCGCTAAGACATGGGACATTGACTTTGGCACTGGTGACATTCGCCCTGAAATTATTTTGTACAACTCTCACGATGGTTCAGGTTCTGTGAAGTTGTTTGCAGGTTGCTTCCGCTTCGTCTGCTCTAACGGCATCGTTGCAGGTGATGGATTCCAGTCTCGTATCTACCACAGCAAGGCACTCAACGGCTTTGAGGAAATGCTCCGCAACACTGTGGCTACATTGCCCACCATGATGGAGCGTCTTGAGAGACTGCGTACTGTGACACTCGATCCACACCAGTCTGTGTTGATGGCTAAGCGTGGTGTTGAGGCTCGTTGGGACATGCTCGAAGAGCAGACCAATGGTGTGTATGCTACCCCTCAGACTATTGCTGATGTGTTACATGTCTCTCGTTACGAAGACAACTACATGGATGCATTCACTGTGTTCAATCGTATTCAGGAAGGTGTCATTCGTGGCAACGCATTTGTTAAGAGCCTGTCTGATAAGCACCCCAATGGTGTGACTCGTAAGGCTCGTCCTGTTAACAGCGTGAAAGAAAACATCCGCATCAACAGCGAACTGTGGAACATTGCCGAAGACATTGCCTTCGCTTAATTAACTACAGCAGGGGCTTAGTCCCCTGCATAAAGGAACATATATGGTAGCAGATACGACAAAGATAGTAGGCACATTTGAAGGTGGACACGAGGTTGTCACTGTCAACATTGGAATGCTTTGCACTAACGAAGCAGTGGAAAAAATCTGTGACATCTTACGCAATGAAGCTAACAGCTTAGGCGAAGCTCTTGCACTTACAGTCACACTTACTATGGAAGATATTTGATGCATCAAGATAAAGCAATTGGTATGTTCATGGGTCTGTTCATTGGTGATGCACTGGGTGCTCCACTTGAATTCATTAGACCATATGAGATGACTCACACATTAACAGAGATGGAAGGTGGTGGTGTACACAACACAGCAGAGGGAGAGTGGACAGACGATGGTGCTATGGCTGTTGCCATTGCTGATGCATACATCAAAAGCAAACGCTTTGATCCTGAGAACATAGCCATGAACTTCCGCATCTGGAAAAAGTCTGGCTACTTCGGTACTCGTAATTATGTCTTTGACATTGGTCGCACTTGCAGTGAAGCCATCGACAGGATGACAGCAACACATCCCTATGCAGGTAGCTGTGCTATCGATGCCAGTGGCAACGGATCTATCATGCGAGTAGCTCCCATTGTGTTAGCCAATCACAACAACATGTCTAATGCTGTGGCACAGAGTGTTGCTGTGTCACTGATGACACATGGTAATGCAGACACTGTGCATTACATTGCAGGGTTTGTGTCTGAGCTGATGTCAGGCAGAACAGAAGACAGCTTCGACTATCTCAAACACTATCGTGATCCGTATGCTTCAGGTTCCATTATGTATACATACAACATGGCATGGGAATGTGTGAATGAAACACCAACCTTTGAGAAAGCTTTGATCATGGCTGTCAACAAAGGCTATGACGCTGACACTGTAGGTGCTGTCACTGGTATGTTGGCAGGTCGTAAGTATGGACTGAAGGGTATTCCTACTCGTTGGCTTGACAAGCTAGTGAAGAAGGACGAGCTGATTGATATGGCTGAGAAGCTCTATGCACTGGGAGGTGAGGATGGCAATTGACTGTAACAAGGATGGCACTGTAGCTGTAGACACTGAATACTTTTGGGAGGACATCGAGACATGTCCTCGCAGTAGGAAGGTGCAACTGCTAAGCAAGTATGGCGTGGCTGTGTATGGTGAATACCACGGACACAATGAAGATAATTTCTGGACACACTGGGCGGCACTGCCCAAGAAAAGGAAACAAGATGAGCGATAAAAATATGGAAGCAGCATTCCCTGATCAATACAAAGATGGCATGACCTTGCGTGACTACTTCGCAGCTAAGGTTATGCAAGCTATGCTTGGTCATGGATGGGTTCTTAAGGAAGAAGAGATTCCTGCGAGAGCATACAAGATGGCTGACATGATGATGAAGGCGAGGGAACAAGGATGACACTGCCTCGCTATGTGACACTGGCTAAGGCAGCCGAAGGCATAACCAAGTGGAGGTACAACCCACCTCAGGACGCTGTTGATGCAGGTGTAGTTCAACGCACAGTGCTTGGCACTGACAAGGACAAAGCCTTTGCCTTGGCTGAAGAGCTGAATACACAGCTAGACAACTGGCGTAAGGAACTTCGCTACCTCAAGCACATCTCAGAAGATACGAAGGTGGTTGATCTAATCAAGGCGTATAAGAACAACATCACTTATACAAAGCTCAGTGCTAAAGCACAGCGTGACTACATCTATTATCTGCAAGGGTGGCAGGATAGCAAAGCTAATGGCATCCCTCTGTATCAATGCAAGCTAGGTAGTTTAGTTACACCACATTGCCAGAAGATATATGAACAACATGCTGAGCACAGTGTTAGCCTAGCTAACCATGCCTTGGCAGTGTATCGATTGCTATTCAACTTTGCCATCCGTCACGGCTACATCACACACAACCCATTCAGCAAGGTGCTACGAAGGGCAGACAAACCTCGCAGAACTGTATGGACTAGGGAAGATGTTAGAGCCTTCATGAACACTGCCTATTCCACATTCAAGTGGAGGAATGTAGGACTCATTGTGCAGATGGGCTATGAATATGGACAGCGTATGGGTGACATGCGTAAGCTGCGATGGGATCAGGTAGATCTAGAGAAGGGTGTGTTGCACTTGGAACAAAGCAAGCGTAGGTCTAGGGTGACTATCCCCACAAGCCAAGGCTTGCTAACAATGCTGAGACAACAGCATGCTGAGTTTGGTTGGCAGCAATACATTGCACCATCTAATAATCCAGACAGGAAGGGTGGCTTGCTACCTTACAGCTTGTTCAATCTGTCGAGGGTGGCTAAACAAATCATGGCTGATGCAGGGATACCTGATGACCTAGTGTTGCAGGACTTGCGAAGGACAGCCATCACAGAGATGATTGAAGTTGGTGTACCAATTACAAACATCATGTCAGTGTCAGGCCATGCCACACCGCAGAGCCTAACACCATACATCAAGAACACTTTGCGTAGTGCAACAG